GTCGTTGAAGTCGACCATGCCGAGGAAATCGAAATCGAGGTTGGGGTCGCGGGCCGTGATACGGCCGCCGAACCCGCGGGTGGCAAGCCCGCCGCCCCTCTGTTTGTACCCTGTCGGCTATTCTGCCGACTTTTCTTTTTTCTGGTCTTCTGTAAGTTCCTTTACCTTTGCTTTCGCTTCGTCAAGGTCTTTGCAGCCGTCCAAAATCATTTCAACCATTTTCAAGATTTTTTCAAACTGTTTATCTGTCATATTGCTATCATCAATTTCACGAAAGATCGGTTCTGCTTCTGTTTCGTCGATCTGATCAATAATGTCCGTGATCTCCTCTTGCAGATCCTGCATTCTCTTTTTCAGTTCGTCCGCCTGCTTTGCTCTGTCCTGAAGCTGGTTAAATGTCTTCAGGCTGATCGTTACCTGTCCATCAATGTCCATGCCTATCCCTCCATATCTTTCAGCAGTTCTGTCACAACATTCCGATAGTCCTGTGTGACAATACAATTTTTAGAAAACTTCGGAAGCGGCACACGTTGCATTGTCGCTTTTTCTGCAATGATGGATCTTCTAACAGCCGTCACGAAGCAATCCTGTCCAGATGATTCTTTCAGCCATGCTTCCACCTGAAGGCTTGTCTGGTTCTTCTGTCGCATAGTCATTAAAATCTTCATGCGGATCCGGTCATTCAGGCTTCGCAGATCTTCCAGCTGTTCATCCATATTCGCAATCGCTTCAATTTCAAATCCGCCGATCTTAACCGGAAGGATCACAAGATCCGTCGCCACCAGAACATTCGTCACGGTCATATCCAGCAGCAACCCGCAATCAACCACACAATAATCATATACATCCTGCACTTCCAGCATTGCAGCCGCAAAGCGAAGGATCTGATCTTCTTTTTCGTTCAGTAGCAGATTCATGTTAGTCCGCATTAAATATCCATTTGCTGTGATGATGTCAATATTGTGATACGGTGTTGTCTGGATCAGGTCTGTTGTCTTGTAAGATCCCCCGACGCTTCTGTGTCTTTCCAGTAATTCGGACATCCCGATCCCTTCCGGTTTGTATCTGTCATACAACATTGATACATTGCCCTGCTGATCCGCATCAACCAACAGCACCTTCTTTCCCTGTTCTTCTCCCAGCAGGTAGGCGATCGAAGCCGCCGTCATTGTTTTGCCGATTCCGCCCTTCTGGTTCATAATTGCGATTGTTTTCATGATGTGTACCTCCTATTTCACAATTTTGAATTTTTTTCTGTTTCTTTTTGCCTGCTCCTCTGTGATGATATATTCATCACATTCCTGTTTCCATTTATCCGGATTCTTCGTATCTCCGTCATGCCATCTGCACTCATCGCATACGAAGCAAGGTTCTTTTGCTTCTCCGGTGCAGTTGTCTATCGTTTCCACTCTGTTCGCACAGTGATTGCATATGCAGCCGCCGCAAGGAAAAGCGTAATCACTTCGCTTCATAGTATTCGTTATACTGGCAACGCTTGCACTTTCGATCCAGCGCCCCGTCATCTGGATTTCTGCATCCGGTACATTCTCCGCGGCTGCTGATCACTGCTTCCTTGAATCCGAATTTTTTCTGCCTTTGCGCCAGTTCGCAGTTCTTCAGTGCTTTCCTTGCCTGTTTGGATCTTTCTTCTACTCTTTGAAAATAATACATTTCACTTTCCCGTTCTTTCTAATCATCAGGTTCTGTTCTGACATTGTATCTTCTCTTTTTCCAGCATCAATTTTCTTCAGGTTGATATATTCTTGCAGCACCCGGATCGCTTCTTCTGCCCCATAGCAAACTGTGCAGTAATGTCCTGCTGCCGCCAGTGCCTTCAGCATTTTCTTCTGGCTGTCTTCCAGTCTTCCGGTATCGTATTTCATTTCAATGTACAAACCGTTGTACATTCCCATCGGAACCGGAAGACACAGATCCGGAATCCCAGCTTTCACGCCCATCTGTTTCAGTTTCACCGCTTCTGCTTTGTTGCGGCTCCCCCCATTCGGGCAATGATGCAGCAGTTCCAGTTCCGGATGTGCGTTCTGGTTCCATCGCGCCCAGTCCATGACGCTCATTTGCTCTGTATCCTCGCTTCTTCTTGCGTATCTTCGATTCACTCTTCTTTCTCCTTGCATATGTTCCAATATTTGCAGAACAGACAGCAGTGATGGCATTGCCGGATCCTGATCATACGGATCATGTGCTGGATCTTCTTTGAGATGCTCCTGATCATCTGCGTCCCTCCTCTGCTTTCTTTTTCTCTTCCTTCAGCTGTTGCGCTCGATCCATAATCTTCGTGTTGTATGTATACTTCACAATGCCCTGATCCCACAGATTCGCTTTTGCGCCCTGCTTCCCGTAGTTATAAACTGCCAGCGTATAGTACGGAAGATCTTCATCTGGTACTGTTCCGCGAAGATCATTCTGGATTTCTGACAGATAATTCACACCAACCAGCACATTCTGATATGGATTCTTCAAGTCATACGCTCCCAGTTCTTCCATCCTTTGCATATGCCATTTTTCCGACACCTGCATCAAACCGATTGACGTTCCATTGTCGCCTTCAGTGTCCCATCTGCATCGGGATTCCTGTTCGATCAATGCAAAAACCATTTCATAATCGACGCCATTCTGTTCGCATACAATGTATGTGTATACCTGAATGATTGTCGGTAACTCTCCGCCTGCCGCCTTGCATTCTTCAGATATTTCATGATAGTAAAATCCTGTCACTTGATCGCTCCCCCAGTCCTGCGACATTGTATTCCACGGAAAATCATATGTACCGTACAGACTTTTGCATCCATATACATCCGTCATGTCTGTCTGCTCCACTGGATCCTGACGGTCATACAATTCTTCGATCTGTTCCTGCTGCTGCCGGATCTCCTGATCCCACGCCTGCACCTGCTTTTCAAATTCGTGCATTTGTATTGTCAACACCAATAGGAAAATGATCAGTGGCATCGCAAGCATTGCCGGATGTCTTGCAATGAAATCCCATACAGTGCATATGATATTCAAAGTCTTCCTTATCTGTCTTTTGATCTTTCTTCGTGCTGTTCTCCTACTTCTTGCCCTTGTCATGTGCCGTTCCTTTCCTCAACCGCATCCGCCCGTATATGTAGAATCTGCCGTTGAACGTGTTGTATTTCACTTCTGCTTCAGCAAAATCATATTTATCGCCATACCATTTCATCAAATGATCGCAGACATTCAGATCTCCTTTTACGATCCTGTCCACATCCTTCTGTTTTGTTTTGTAATGATTGACTTTTTCTTTCGGTTTCCGCAGTCCCTTTGATGCACACCATGTCTTTTGATACTTTCCTTTTTTGCTTTTCTCTTTCGTGATGTACCTTGCCATTCCGACCAGTCCGTTTTCATCCCTCTGAAGCCTTCTGATCTCATTTCTTTTTCCAAGATTCCAGGCCGCTTCAACCGTGTCCATATCCACATCGCCATCCATAACGATGTGATGATGCCAGCGTCCTTTTTCACTGCATTCTGTGACATACACATATCTTGCATTACTCAATCCCTGCTTCTTTCGCTGGTAATTCAGTCGCCTGATATAGTTCTGCATGTTCTTCGTTGCCACTTCCATCGAAGCAGGCATATTGTCATCCGTGTATGTGAATGTCGCCCATATATCTCTATCTGTGAAGTTCTCACCGATCACCCTTTCGCACATCTTTTTACTGTTTTTATCATTCAGATTCTTCTGTGCTTGTCTTTGTCTTTTTCTCTTCCCTTCATCCGGGATCTGATCTTTCTGTCCCTTCGTAAATTCTGGATAGATTTCCACTTCCAGCTGATCACCTGATCGGATCTCCTTCGTTGCATAGATGCTTTTCACCTTGCCTTCCTTTAGGATCCTTTCTTCGTTTGCTTCCTCCATCTTATCCAGGCTATTCTTATACGCTGTTTCATAGTCATAAGGGACATATACAGCCTTCCTTCTTTTCTTTCCCATTCCCTTTACTTCCTTTGTTAGTTGAATTGTTAGTATCCATTACAAGGTCGTTTTAGGAAGTCCAAAAAAGCGCGGATTCATTGACTTTTCAGGCTGTCCGGTGTACAATATCTTCGATGTGTACTATGGTTTTCGGGCATCGTCCTGAAGCCACTGTGAAGCCTTCTGGTGCCGCCAAGCATACCAGAAGGCTTTTATATTACCCTGCTTTTCTAACGTCCTGCATCGCCTTTCTGACGTTCACTGTCATCCTTCTTTGTTCTCTCCTCTCCCAGAATTATCTTTCGGAAGATGCTTTCAAATATCGGAACCGCTATGCTATTCCCCGCCTGTTTATACAGTGTCATGTAATATCTTCCTTTTCTCTCATGCACAGCTTTCGCTGCTTCAAATTCTTCGTCTGTATATCCCATCAGTCGCCAGCATTCCCGTTCTGTCAAGTATCGGTATCTTCCTGATCCACAGTCAATCACCTGCGCTGGTGTTCTGTCCTGTCGCGTTGTAATCGTATAAGCAAAGTCTTTGATCACTGTCGCTCTTTTTATTCCCGACGCGCCGATCACGTTATATACAGATGGCTGTGTGACGTTATATACTTCCGGAACGTTTTCGTTATCTTCCAAAAATTCGCTGATTTTACGCATAGGCGTCCTGATCAGGCTTGTGAAATCAAATTTTTCACCATTCAGGCAACTGATCGTGAACACTCTTTCGCGTGCTTGTGGCAGTCCGAATTCTCTTGCATCTAAAACATCGTAATTATTTGTATAGCCCATTCGTTCCATCTCTTTTTGATAACGCACAAAATTCGCGATCATATGTTTCGATGTCACATTTTTCACATTTTCCCAGATTACATATTTCGGTTTCCATTCTCCCATCTGGTCAATGATGTGAATCGTTTCCCACATCAAACTCGATCTTGTTTCACTTCCTTCGTCTGCCCCTCTTTGATGTCCGGCTATGCTGAAATCTTGACACGGACTTCCTCCACATATCATATTAAAATCTTGCAGCTTATTTTCGTCTACTTTTGTAATATCACCTAAATTTTTACTTTCGTCTACATTGTGAATTGCACAATAGCTTTTTGTAGCGTATTTATCAAATTCACAAAAATTTACGAGTTCCCATTTTTTATTTTTCATATCATCTATTTTTTTATGTAGACATGGCCATGCCTCAAACCTAATCGGTTATGTTTTCTCCTTACATATTTTTAAAGTGTTTGCAACCACTTTTTGTTATTTCAAACCATGGAAATCAATTTTGATTTTTCGATTAATAGAAATAATTACATTTTAGAAATGCATAAATAGATTGTTAAATATATAAATGATACTTTTTGCTGA